TTTGCGATCTTTCCCGTGGTGTTGCCTTATATCTTGCTCTTAGTTGCTATCGGTATCGGACTCTTCATAATCCGGCTCCTGATGCATCACAGAACCTAAAGAGTTCTGTAGACAAAAAAAAAGACAACCCGCGCAATCGGGTTGTCGTAGGATTAACATAACATATGAAAAAGTTTTTGACAATAGCATTTATTTTAGCCTCGTTTTTCTTGTTAGGATCCTCGACTAAAGCCTATGCAGTAACGACTGGCTATGAACCATTTTCCACATTAGTAGGTACTAGTGGTACGGGGTTTTGTGATCCTGCTATCGGATTACCTATAGATGGGGTAACAATATCAGGGGGCACAACGAGCACAACTTGCGGACCAAGTATGCAGTTTGAGAATCCACCCGTAGGAAGTACGTCAGGTCAATTTATTCATTTTGCAATTACTGGCAGTGTTTCGCCAGGCAGTAGCGGAGTTGAAAATAAACTGCAAATAATAAGAGGCGCAACCACTGAGTATACATTTTGGGCAGATGGTTTTTTTAGTGGCAATGTCGAACCCGTTGGAGTGGGTACAACTTTAAGTACTGCTTATTATACTATCCCGATAACCTCGCTTGCAGATGGTGGATGCTCAACTAATGTAACTTTTGCGTCAAACTGTATTATTTTTTGGGGGGCTTCCTCGAATAATCGAACTTTTATAGATGATGGTATTGAAATGTATTGGGATAACAACGCAACGGCGGGGGCGCAATTGCTACCAGGAGCAGCCACACAAAATTATAATTCTATATATTCAACTACCTCGCTAGGAACTTGCGGGGTAGATGTTGGTTGTATATTGCTGAATGTTTTTGGCATAGATTCAGTGTATGCGACAGCGCAATTTAATAATTTAAAGAGTAGCTTTGATACTCATGTACCGTTTGCCTATGTCAATGCAGCACTAGCGGTCAATCTTTCTAATACCGCAACTTCTACAGCCGTGCCTAGTTTCACGTTCAATATCGCCACGCAAACAGGTAATTTATCATATCCGCATACATTCACCTATACGGACAGTAGCAATAATAATAATATGTTTAAAATATTTGGGTATTTTAGAGATTTTATTAGTGTGTGCCTTTATGCATTACTTGTTCTCTTTTTCATCATGGTTTCACGGAGGTTATTTACACAATGATATTTAATTCTATTATCAATTTAGTCATTTATGTGGTGGGTTTTTTCGTGAGCCTTTTACCCACCGCAGATAGCACAATTACGAATAATATAACCACGTATATGGCTAATTTTAAGACGGATTTAGTACAGGCTAATTATGCGTTTCCAGTCGATACGCTTTTGACCATTCTTACTATTATGCTCAGTGTGGAAATAGTAATATTTCTCTGGCATACTATTGTATGGGTGGGAAGGGCACTACACTTAATAGGATGAGAAAATGGTTAATAAAATATTTTAAAAAGCAAGAATGGATATGGCAGACAAGGGCGCATAAATGGCCTTCCTATCATTGGGGTTGGGGATATGAATATTCTAGGTGGGTAAATTTGTATTTTATACGATTAATATTGAGGAAATTATATGATTAGAGCTTATGTTGGCAATTTAGGAATGGGAAAAACCATGAGAATGGTTTATGATTGCATGGAGGAAATGAAGCAGGGAACCAAAGTTATATCCAATGTCAATATCCATTTCACCTATAAAAAGAAAAATTACCAATGTCAATATTTTAAATATTATGAAGATTTTGAACACGCAATACTTACTGCTAAATCATGTATTGTGGCTATTGACGAAGCCAATTCTCTCTTTGATAGTGGTTTCCGGCAAGCTCTCACAAGAGAGGTGAAATACAAGTTTATGCAATCTCGACATTTTGGATGTGACATGTATTTTACAGCGCAACGCTTCGCTGGAGTTAATGTCAATCTACGAGCAATAACAAATGAAGTCATGTATTGTTACAAAAAAAGATGGTTCGGTCAAAATCGCTTACCATTAATCAGAGTAAAATATATTCCTCTCTTATGGCGCACCTTCCCCAGACTTAAAGCAGCAATAGGTGGATTTATGGAGGCTCGAAAGGAAAAGAATGAGAATAGGTTAAAATATGAAAAGAAGAAAATAAATTGGATCCTCTACAACCTCAGGAAAGCGTTATTTTCATACGTCCCCGCTACGTTATTCGTGGCTCTCAAGTGTGACACGTACATCGTCAGTCAAGGCCGTTCCCCTTTTATGCGTAAAGGGTTTGAACACGTTCGAGGCAGGGACGTACTCTACCCCAGCACATACCGCTTTGTGTGGACATCGTATAGTACTACACAGGTGGTCAGATTAAAAGGAGAAAAGCGTAAGAAATATGTAAGGAAGACCGCCCCGATTACAAAGCATCAAGAGTTTATTATTAATTCGGCTAAACAGGCCATTGCATTAGCAGGAAAGGAGTTAGCCAATTAAAAACCCTCTCTAACTGCCCAGCCAGGAGGGTTTTTAATTGTTTTTGATAACATGAGTAATATACAACTACCTTTTTTCTCTGTCAACCCCCTTCTAGCTAATCCTCGTGACAAATTCACCTATTCTAGCGTTCGGGATAAAGACCTATGTAAAGGAACATAGTACTCAGTACCCCAGCTTGTGAGGCTCTAAACGTATGTTTCCCGAGGCCTATGATACAAGCATAAGATGGTTAAACGAGGGTAGTAGATCACGTCAGCTAGTCGTTTTTCTAAATCGAATGAGGGAGTCAGCCGCTTTACTACTTCTAAGTAACAGGTATACCCCAGGGGCTTTTAACATGTTCGTATATTATTTACGTAAGACTCACGAATCCGATTTAGAAAAACGACTGCTTACTATAGGATTTTATGCTCAATATTGGCTCTTGCAGAGTTCTGCAGTCCGCTGTAGAATTTCTTTATATATATATACGATAGTATATATATATAAAGGGTACAGGGGATGAGACGATTTTTTTTTAACATTTGCCATGAAAGACCACCGTAAAAATTTATTTATCCCGATTGTGCTAGTTTGTATTTATATTTCATATGCAACCGCAGCTCATGCCCAGACAATTACACCAACAGACACGCCAACTCCAACGGCAACTCCAAGCCCGACATCAGAACCCACGCCTACAGATACACCTACTCTCACTCCAACTCCTACTCCATATATTGACCCGCTTGACTACTCTACAGCAAGCCACCCCGCATATATTGACGTGGCCTCAACGTCTGCACTGGCTAAGGGTATTTACGGAACTAATCTTCTTCTTTGGGTTATTGGGGTTATTATTTCCCTTTATGTTGGTTTTCGAATGGCTACTTGGTATTTTTCACTATGAATAATATCCACACCTGTCAGTATTGCTTAAAAACCTATCTTTGTTCAGTAGACAAGAATGAGTGTCCACCCCCATATTATCATTACGAATGTTTACATGATTACGTACTCAAGACTTACCGAGGGATTGAGGGAAGGAGGAGAAGACGTGCCAACGCAATACTACATAGAGTCAATATGTTATTTAGGAAATTGCCGTATTGACTTTTTATTTTTCCCTAGCGTAGTATTATTGTTGACACTAGGGGTTATTTTCTTATGACGAGCGACCTTGCAATAAATATACTAACAACTGTATATATAGCGTTCTTTCAAAGTGTAGCCCTAGCAATTGTCATTTATTCAACTGTCCATTTTATGCGAAGACTTATGAAACTATGACCGCTACACCATCACCGCTATTTATTCACGCTCCCAAAACTGTACCACTGGGCACATTAATTTCTCAGAATTTCCACAATTTTTATTCACTAACCCTCGGTCTTGTACCTATCTATATTCAGCTTGGAATTATTGCAGCGGTATGCACCTATGTATTTGGATTTATGTATTTAGCGTTCTATAAAAATCTATGAGTGGAGTTAATGTGTTCGGATTTGATCCGTTAAATGCCAGTACGGCACTATTAGAGGTATTATTATTCTCAATAGCAATGGCTGTACCATTTGCATTTCTTACAAAATTACTCCACGACTGGGCAGTTAAATACTTCAAGAGTATAAATTGGGGAAGGTTATTTAAGTAGAGGGGAGGTGAATCAATGAAAAAAAGAATTTATTTATTATTTATTTTTACAATATCGTTCTTATTCGGCTTTTTATTATCACAGAAGCCAACATATGCTGCAGCATATTACCACCCTGCAACATTCTCAAACATAACTTTTACAAAACCGAATCTATCTTTTGATGTTACAAGCGATCACTACCTAAATCCGAGTACTATAGTTGATGCATCAGTATATTCAAATGATGACAGTCAAACAGTCTGGTGTACAACGGTTGGAGGATTGAGTCAAAGTGTTAATAAATCAAGCGGGACTATTCATATAAATATTACTGATTTGAGTTCTGATGTTAACAATGCGGGTGACTGTGCAAGTATTCCAGATGGAAATCTCAGTTCTGGGTATATTATAGAGATTAATGACGCTTCTGGATCAGATGTAGTTAGAATAACTAGCGCATTTCAACCAGCATATATGACAGGTCAGGATTATCCATGGCCTACACCTACGCCTAGTGAAGTTAATTTAACTACTGAACAAAAGGCATCAGTAGCAGCAGCACTAAAAAGTATTCCAGATACAGCAGTAAGTGAGGTATTCGCTGTCTATCCAATAGTATTACCATACGCAATTTTGATAGTAGCACTTATGATCTTCTGGGTAATGTGGAGAATGATGAAGAATTATAACAATAGTAAAAATGATCCAGAAAATACAAATACTAATACTATTGATTATTATGAAATGTTTTATAAACCAGAATATGATAGAGAGATAGCAGCAGGATTTAGTAAAGAAGAAGCATCAAAGAATGCAGATGCATTCTCATTAGCTAATTATGAATCATTAAACAATGGTTCTGATTAGTTCTCTAAGGCTTTAGAAGTGCCCTAGAAATCGTTTATAAACGTAAAAAGGGTTTATAAACATTAGTAACTTAAAAAGGTGTGAAAGGAGGTGAAAAACATGAATAACGTAAAAGCATTTGCCACATCGGCATTATTAGCAGCGGGTACGCTTGCATTAGGAGCTATGAATTTCGTAGCCCATGCACAAGAGGTCACTATTGACCCTACTCAACAGGCCAATTTAAACCTGGCACTCAAGAGTATCCCAGACACCGCAACGGCTCAGGTCTTTGCGATCTTTCCCGTGGTGTTGCCTTATATCTTGCTCTTAGTTGCTATCGGTATCGGACTCTTCATAATCCGGCTCCTGATGCATCACAGAACCTAAAGAGTTCTGTAGACAAAAAAAAAG